GGAGAATTTTTAATGGCTATTACTAAAGGACAATTTGGTGGATTGACTGGTGCGATGTATGAAGATGCAGGTGGTTGTATTACAATGACAACAACACCTCATGTTACTGTTTCATCATCACCAATGATTATGGGTAGCGCAAGTACTATTACTACTAGTTCTGGTATTATCTCACCAATGCGCACTCCAACTGAAGTTATTTTAGATCGTTATCAGTTGAATGAAATAACTGTTCAACATAGAGTTCAAGAGTTTGAAATGTTGAAACTGCGTGAAAGTAATGTGGATTATGCTAAGATCATTAAAGAAAATCTATCAAAGATGGCTTCTGAAGAAGTTACCAATAAAATGACCTTCACTAAGAAAACTGAAATAGATAGTGACACGCATTCATTTCGTGGACGAGTTTGGGTATTCAGTAAAGAAGAACTGATTAAAATGATTGAGGAAATTAGAAATGGCATTTAATGAAAACGTAGGTGTAGTTGACACCATCAATGTAGAAAGGGTAACGAATCCTATGAAGACTAGAAAGATTATCGCAGTTGGTGGTTCACCTGGAACTGGCAAGACTACTTTGTTCCGTAAGTTCATGGAAGATAAAACTTGGCTAGAAGTTTCTCCTGCTAAGTTGGTAAATGCCAGTTATAATACCGAACGAGATCTCTACATTCTTGGTAAGTATGAGGAAGGTGAAGTATTCGCTGGAACTGACCGACTATCCATGGCTGTTCAACCACCTCTTCAAGAATGGATCGCTTCTCATAATTGTAATATCCTTTTTGAAGGAGATCGGGTTTTTAACCAATCATTCCTAGAGTTCTGTATGGGTCTCCCGAATACTCAGCTGGAAGTGGTATTCCTAAAGACTCCAAAAGATATCCTAGAACAACGATATAAAGATCGTGGATCCGATCAATCTGAACAATTCCTACGTGGAAGAGAAACTAAATATAGTAACTTGATGTCTAATTTTGAGCTGATGCCATATATTACTGAGTTTGCAAACACTAACTTAGAGGAGCAGGGGAAGATTCTTGCGTTTTTGGAGAAGCACTTTAATTAAGCGAGATCTTTCTAGGGACTATGAATTTCCTAGAGAACGCAACTTTCGATTGGGTGGATATTCTCAACTTTGATGAGAAACCATTCAGAGCAAAACTCATTCCAGCCAAAGTGTGGAAAGATCTAGATCTCTATGTGAATGATAAAGATGGCTTATCTAATTATGTTAAAAAATGGCGAACCAAAATAGAGTGGAAGAAAGAGAAGTCCAAAGCAAAGTGGACTGAAAACTATGTAGCGATTGGTGGAGAATACGATCCAGATAAGCGTCAATGTTCTCTTCATATCTATACTGAAAAGTTTAACACATTCCCATTTACCCAAACCTCTTGGGCATCATTCAAGATGCGCTTATTACAGACTTTGATGCATGAGATAATTCATCTTATGCAATTCAACAGACGTGGTGATGAATGGAGTACTTACGTAGTTCCATATAAGAAAGTAGGAATCGCCAAGAAGGATGAACAGAGAGCATACCTTTCTGAGTTCGATGAGATACAAGCATATGCGCATTGTGTGTATCTAGATTTTAAAATGCGCAGACCAAAGGTAGATATTAGCGTCCTGCTAAATCGTTATAAGACAAAACGAGATTCGTCTACCCTTCACTATTTCTTAAAGACGTTTAACTACGATTTAAGAAACAACATAGCCACTCGTAAGATTATAGACCAGATAGGTAAATGGGATCGCAAGTATAATCGATTGACCTAAATATACAATTATTTAATAATTGGATTGACAATGGCAACGACTGGCAAATCAGCATGGGAAAAATATTACCAAGGTAAGGGTGATATAAAGACTTCCATTAAAAAAGAAACAACCGCATTTGACCCTGTTAGTATCTCAAGCGTTCTTGGGATAGTCCCAGCTGCAACTGAAGTTACAGTAAAGGCTACTAAAATATATGATTCTAAACCACTTATAGAATTTACAGTTGGTGGTAAAACTTGGAAGTGTAGAGTTAAGTTTGATGACTTACAAAAACCAGGTGTAGTATCTGCAACTAATCCCGAAAATGTAAAGACCCTACCAAATAAAGCATTGACTCCAGATGGTCTTGGACTTGGTGGTAAAATTATTTCCAAAACAGATTATATCAGAACAGTTACTGCTGCGATTAATTCCTGTAAAGTGGCACCCCTCAATATAAAATCCTTTCTAAAAGAATTCTTAGATAAGAGTATTAATACTGATGCCATGCTTAGTCAGAATGTTAAATCAATTTCAGAAAAAGATGTTGCTATTGTAGCAAAAGATTTTGGAGAACTTGCTGGCGCATGGTGGTTTATTAATAACTATGACAGCAAATTATCCTTTGTTGAATTCCCAGCAAGAAGCAATGAACCTCTAGTTGACTATTATGTTGGGTATCCAAACAATATTAAATTAAAAGTTTCCGCCAAAGCAGACAAAGGCGCAGCACCTGCTCTTAATTCTATCTGGGAAACTATCAAAGATAAAACATTTAGAAATGATGAAGGTAAAGTTCATGAATTTATTAGTATCATTGTTAATAATAATGGTCTAGAATCTATTATATTAGCCAGTAAACATTTTAGTTCTACTGGTTATACTTCAGTTGGAACTTTAATCGGTAAAAAAACTTATACCTCTGATGATGTAGAAGAATTTTTAAAAGACTACACAGATGGTAAAATTCTATTTAATATCTTAAATCAAAAAGTATTCACAAAAATTGGAAGAAGTGTCCCAGCCGAGAATATCCAAAAGATACTAAATGAGAAGGGTGCTAGGAGATGCGGTATTCTATTATCTCCCATGGCATATAATCTAGTCGATGAAGTAAATGCTAATAAATCTTACAAAACATTCTTGACTCAAGCCTGTCGAGCAATGAATGTAGAGCAATTATATGTAACAATAAAACCATCGGGTCAGACTTTAAAGTATAAACTGAAGGGATTTAAGGACAGCGAATTTATGTTTGAATATCATAGCAATGCTGGTAATCCAGGAGGTAATAAAATTGGCTTTAAAATGGAACTTTGAAACTTTATAAATAACCATATAACACTACTTAATTGATGGATTAAATGAAAGATTATAGACAACTAATCAGAGAACTACCGAGCAAAACGATAGTCCTAGCCTGTTCGAAGTTTAACCCTCCGACTATCGGACACGAACTTCTAATCAAGGCAGTCAAATCTGTAGCCGAGCAAAAGAATGCCAGCTATGCCATTTATGCATCCGATTCAAGCGATGCTAAAAAGAATCCCTTAATTGTAGAAAAGAAATTGCAGTATTTGAACTCGCTGTTTCCGAACACGCAGTTTAATACTTACTCTGATAACATGAGCGAAGTGGTTGCTAAACTAAAAGAAACCTATCGCAATGTTATTATCGTTACGAGTTCTGACAAAGTAGCTTCCATGAAGAAATCTCTAAAGGAAGCTACAGTTATATCAGCCATGGACAAAGATCCTGACAGCGAAGATGCTACTCGTAATTATGCAGTCAAAGGTTTATACGAAGAGTTTAAAAAGAATCTACCTTCATCAATTCGTGATATTGATTCTCGTAGATTGATGAATGATATTAGAATTGGTTCTGGAATTGAGCCAATCAAAGAAGAAATTAAATTAGTTAAAGACCAACTACGTGAACAATATTTCCGTGGAGAAATCTTTAATGTTGGTGAGCAAGTAGAATCCGATGGCCAACAATATGAAATTGTTAAGCGTGGTTCTAATCACCTATTGTTAAAGGAGTCTACTGGCAAATTAGTTAGCAAGTGGATTCAGAATGTTAAATTAGTCGAGAAGAAAGTAGAAAAGAAAAGACTGAAGTCTTTTAAATCTACTGTAAGAAATAATGATCCAGCTGGTCTGGCTCCACAAGATTTTACTTCTAAGACATTTGATCCGTTTTCGAATATTGGAGTTGTTCAATGAATGAGTTAACAACAGCAATTAAAGTTTTGCTGGCGAATGCTACTGTAATGTATTACAAAGCACATCAGTTCCACTGGAACATTGAGGGTATTGAGTTCACTCAGTACCACGAGTTCTTTGGTGATCTATACACTGATGTATATGAATCAGTAGATCCGATCGCTGAACTTTTACGTAAATTAGATGAATATGCTCCAGTAAGTCTTGATGAATTGTTTAAATACAAAACTTTAAAAGAAGAATCTCAACGTGTTGAGAAACTTGAAGATATATTTACTAGTCTTATTGCTGCAAATCAAGAAGTCCTTGACAGCCTAAATAAAGTGTTCACTATCGCTAATACCAATAAACAACAAGGTGTTTGTAACTTTATAGCTGACCGAATCGATACACATCAGAAGCATGCTTGGTTCTTACGTGCTTCTGCTAAGAAAATAGGATAACAAATGAAATCATTTAGCACATACTTAAAAGAGTCTGCCGAAGAAGGAACTAAACTAAAGCACATTACTCATCCTGAAGATCGTCCACTGATGCATGGCCATGATGGGTTTGAACATGCTCATGGTGCTCTAATGCACGCTCATGAGCACATGAAGGCTGGTAAAAATAATAGCAACCTTACTACAAAGTATGATGGTTCTCCTGCCGTAGTTTTTGGTACTCATCCTAAAAATGGTAAATTTTTTGTTGCTTCTAAATCTGCGTTCAATAAAGATCCAAAGATTAATCATACCGATGCTGATATTGAGAGAAACCATGGTCATGCTCCAGGTCTTGTTACAAAATTAAAAGCTGCTTTACACCACTTACCTAAAGTTACTCCAAAGGGTAAAGTATATCAGGGCGATATTATGCACTCTGAAGGTGATGTTAAGCATGATAAGAAAACTGGCAAAGCATCATTTACTCCAAACACTATTACCTATACTGCTTCTGGTGATGAAGCCAAGAAAGCAGCAAAAGCAAAAGTAGGTGTTGCTGTTCATACTCAATATCACGGTAAAGACATTCAATCAATGTCTGCGCACCACGAAGTTGATCACCATGAATTCAAACAGCATCCTGATGTCCACCACCACGATGCCAGCTACGATACTAGCAAAGCATCCCACTCACAGTCAAATCAAGATGATTTCCATAAGCACATGGCTGCAGCAAAAGCAGTCCATGATACTCATGGCGACAAAATGTATAATGCTATTCACCCAGCCCATGGTGGCGAGAGTGGTCATCTAGCAACTTATATTAATTCAACTGTTCGTAATAATACTACTCCAAACGTAAAAGATTTTAAATCTCACATTGAAGCACACCACGCTAAACAAGTTGCTGGTGTTAAGACTGAAAAGGCTCAAGAAGCAAAACGTGCCAAAGGTAAAGAAGAAGTTGATCATGTAGAAAAGAACAAAGGTCATTACGAAAATGTATTGACTGCTCATAATCATCTTGCTGCTGCAAAGAACTCTTTGGTTAAGTCTTTAGAAAGTGGTCATAGTAATTATGAACACCACATTGATGGTAAAGAATCAAAGCCAGAAGGTTTCGTTGTTAACCATGAACATAATGGTAAGACTGAACCATCGAAACTTGTAAATCGTTCAGAATTTGCAAAATCTAACTTGTTAAAGGTTCGTAAATGAAATCCTTTAAAACATTCTTAAACGAAGAAATTTATTTTGAAGATAACCTGACAGAAGCAGCTGATGATGCTTCTAAAGAAGGTGGCGTCTCCAATAATACTAAGGGTGTTCTACACGAGATTCTAACTGGCAAGCATCTTAATGATGGCAAGCACATGGAGAAACATGTTAACGAACACAATGAAACTCCTGAGCAAACTCATAAACGATTAAAAGATTCAATTCACCCAGCTGACTATAAGCGCATTGATGCCAATGCTAAGTCTGCTGCTGAACATATTAAAAAACATATTGAGTCTACTCATCCAGGTCACGCTATTCACGCTGTTACTCATACTTCCAAACCTGGAGATACAGAAAAGGTAACTGGCCACAAAGCATCCCAGAAAGAAGATTCTTCTGATGTATATGTTTCCACAAAGCATCCTAAGACTGGTAAAGTAACTCACCATGGCGTAAGTTTAAAAGTTAGCGATAACTCTAGCAAGAATATTCCTTCATCAAGTCTTGGTATGGAATCTGGTGGTTCAAAAGCCAGAGAACATTACAAAGCACATCAAGAAGGAATTCTTGCTGCGCATCCTCAATTAAAAGGTAAGAATAAAGAACAGCGTAAAGAGATCGCGAAAGCAGATCCTAAGATGCACGCTGATGTTAAACAACGCAACAAAGCACTATTACATAAAGTTGCTCACAGCCATGCTGCTGAACTACAACATCATCTTGATTCTGGTAATCATGAGCACGTTATTAAGCACATCCGTGAAGTTCTACATGCTCATAAAACACCTGCTCAAGAAAAAGGTCATACCTTTATTAAGCATACCACTTACAAAACTGCTAAGGGTGTTCAACACCACGCTAGTAGCCCAAGTGAAGACCATGAGCATATTCTAAAAGATCATAAGAATATTGCAGTTAAATCAAGTGGTGGTTCTGTTCACTTCTATCATAACGGTAAGAAGTTTGCTTCTCAAGCACATAAGTTCGATTCACAAAGCGATCCACTAAGTTCACTAAAATCCGCAGGAAAGGCAGTCTAATATGTTAACATTTAAAAACTATCTAGAAGAAGGCAAACGTGGATTGTGGGATAATATTCACGCTAAACAAGAAAGAATCAAAAATGGTTCTGGTGAGCGCATGCGTAAACCAGGAAGCAAAGGTGCTCCAACTGCTGATGCATTAAAAGCATCTCAAACTAACGAAGGTTCTGATTGGGCAAAACAAGCAGCAACTGCTATCGCTATGAAGAAGGCTGGTAAGAAACCAAAGAACGAAGAACTTGAAGCACAGTTCGATTTAATCGAACAAGTTGTTGGAGATTTAGCAGCAGAACATAATGTTGATCCAGAAATTGTTTGGGAACAGTTTGAAACTCTTACTGATGAAGAACTGCTAGAATATGCAGTTGATGCTAAAGGTTATAAATCTTCTACTGGTGGTCTAACTCAAAAAGGTCGTGATGCTTATAATAGCAAAGGTGCTCATCTAAAGGCTCCAGTTACTACACCACCATCAAAATTAAAAGCTGGAAGCAAAGCAGCAAATCGCCGTAAATCTTTCTGCGCTCGTATGTCTGGCGTAGAAGGTCCAATGAAGAAACCAAATGGCGAGCCAAGTCGTAAAGCACTTGCTCTAAGAAAATGGAATTGTTAATATGATTACTTACAAAGAATTACAAGAAAAAGGTATCTGCTGGACTGGATACAAACGTAAAAAAGGTACTAAACCATACGAGGATGGTAGCTGTATGAAAGAAGAATTGGGTGGCAAAGAAGCTACAAATAAATCAGTTAGTCTTAAATCTCATAAGGTAATGGCATTTGGGCGTATGAACCCTATTACTTCTGGCCATGAAGCAGTTGTTAATAAAGTTCACGAGATTGCTAAGAAACATAATGCTGATCATGTAGTTATTGTTTCTCATAGTCAAGACGCTAAGAAAAATCCATTGACTGGCGAACAGAAAGTTCAACATGCAAGGAATGCATTCCCTGGGACTAATGTTCAATCTGCCAGTAAAGAACATCCTACTATCCTTCACCATGCTGCTCGAGCCCATTCTACTGGAGCGCAACACCTTCATGTAGTTGCTGGTTCTGACCGCCATGAAGAGATGCATAATCTTCTTCATAAATATAATGGCCAGAAAGCTGCCCATGGCCATTATAATTTTAAATCAATTACTGTTCATTCTTCTGGTGCACGCGACCCAGATGCTGAAGGTACTACTGGTATTTCTGCAAGTAAAATGCGCGAGCATGCTGCTTCTGGTAATAAAGCAGCATTCCACGCAGGTGCTCCATCAAAGATGAAGCCAGAACATAAGGACGCCATGTATAACGATGTGCGTAAAGGTATGAATATCAAAGAAGAAACTGTCCAAGAAGAACTACGTCCAGATATGGGCGCAGGTGCTTATATTAACGACTTTATTAAATCAACTCATCCAAAGTTTAACAACAAGTCTAAAGAAGAACGTCGCAAGATGGCTATTGGCGCATACATGGCTGCCAAAGCAAAGGGTGTTAAAGAATCTATCGATGAAAGTCGTAGCGAACACGCTAGAACTATATTGCATCATACACAGGATATAAACATTGAAGGTGATCATCCTGAAGGAAAACTTAGCGGTGGTGCTTTACATTATACACTAAGTAGCAAATCTCCTACATTTAAAAGATTATCTGATAAACACTATGGTGACTATCATCATATGGTTAAACATGCATCTGATGAAGATTTAAAACAGATGCATAATGACTTCACAAAGAAAGTCCATGAAGGAGTTCAGATTGATGAACTATCCACTGATCTTCTAGCAAGATATAAAACTGCTTCTGCTGCATCTGCAAAAGCATCTGATGCAGCTGGTAACTATGCTAAAGGCGACAAGCGTTTCAAAGGCATTAATAAAGCCACAAACAAACAATTTGACAATGATTTAAAGAAACACGGTCAAATGAAAGAAGGAACACTTCAAGGCAACATCGGTGGTGGTGACGCAATGAACACTACAACATCTGCTCCGTCAGCATCAACATCAAAGGATACTACTATGGGTAAAAAGATTAAAGGATTTAAATTCTTTAATGGCGAGAATGATAAGCAAATGAATATGAATCAGCCAGTTAAAGAAGCAACCGAATTAGATTCTCCTTCTAAACATGCTGAACATATTGTCGCAGCTGATACCGATGATGAAGCAAAGAAACGAATCGCAAAAGTTCCAACTAAGCACCTTCAATCAGCACATCATTGGAATCTTGGTTATTCTGGTGGAGAACACAAATATACTACGCATGTTAAATCTGAGTTGCAAAAGCGTGGTGCAATGTTATCTCCTTCTGAATCTTCAAAACGATTTGACGAAGAAGTAAAGAAAGAAGACCCTCCATTTGATGGACCATATAAATCTACCTTCAAGAAACCAAATAATCCAAATCGTACTGGCATGGATTCTGCTCGTTCATTGGCTCAGCGTGCAATAGATCAACTCAATAAAAAGAAACCAGTTAAAGAAGAAGTTGAATTAGAAGAAGGTGATTTAACAGTCAGAACCCTCTATAATAAATTCGCTGATGCCCATGTTAACGGTAACGATACTAAGTCAACTGAAAAGGTAGTCAAAAAAGTTCATGGTGATGAAGTATTTAAGCATATGAAGAAAGCAGCCAATGCTAACGCAAAGGGTGACATGGATAGCGAAGAACGCCATTTCGACAATGCGCAAACTGCAGCAAAGAAAACAGATAGAATCGGTGGTACTGTTGGTCGTGGTCGCTCTGAGTTCATGAGAAAAAGAAGAGAATGGTCAGAAGAAGTTGAGTTAGACGAAGCAAAAGACAAAAGAGAATATGGCTACGAAGGTGACATGGCTATGAATCAGTTGAAAACATTAGTGCGCTGTGCTGAAATGATTGAAGATTGTTTAAAGCCAGACACTGATTTGCCAGAGTGGGTTCAATCTAAGATTACTCTTGCCACTGATTATATTCAAACTGCAGCTGACTACTTATACTCTGAGGCTGAAGTTAAAGAAGGTTATAGTAGCTACTCTGGCAGAAGTCATGGTCATGCTTATGGTGGCGGTGGCTTTGGTAAGAGAGAAAGAGAAGATGACGAGTATCATGTTCCAGATCCAACTCCAGTTGCTCCAGTACCTGACAGAAAATATATTAAGGGCACTCCTGAGCACAAAGCATATAAGGCAACAAAGAAACCAATCAATGGTCATCCAACCAATGAAGAAGTTCTTGATGAGAAATCTGATCAGGCTAAACAAAACAAAACAATGAAGAATATGATGGACGCATCTCGTGGCGCTCGTTATAAACTTAACAATCCAGTTCCTGACACTGATCATAAAACTGCTAGAGAAAAAAACGTAGCCATTGGTCGTGCGCTACGCAATGAAGCAACTGCACAGAAAGGTGTTAACGTAGATGATGTTAACGCAGCTGGTCAAGAGCCACATGAAGAAAAATGGGAACCAGCCAAGAAAACTGTTTCCAAACTTAAAAAAGTAAAAGAGGAAAATATGAAATCATATAAAGAGTTTTTACAATCATTAGACGAAAAATTGGTTGGTAAACAAAAGAAATTAGACAAGAATCATAATGGTGAACTTGACAAACAGGATTTCGAGATGCTTCGTAAAGAAGAAACCGAAAGATTAGTTGAGTATGAAACTGATGCAAATGGTGTATATCGTCATACCAAGAAAGCTACTTACGGAACATCTTATGTTGATCCAGAAGGTGCTGATGAAACTGCTGCTGATCTTAAGAAAAAAGAAAAGAAAGCAGCTGGTCGTAAAACTGGTCAACGCACTGGTTCTTACAAACCACGTGCAACCATGTCCAAGCTGAAAGCAGCTGGCGCAACTTATAAATAAACAAGTCCACATTCAAGGAGAATAAAATGGCACTATGGGGTAACGCAGACTCTAAGACAGCAAGCGGAACTGTTTCTATCGCCAGCACTGGCGTTGTAACTGGTTCAAGCACTGCATTTACTACACAAGCAAAAGTTGGTAATACTATCAAAGCAAACAGTGTAGAATATCAAATCGTAGAAATTACTAGCGACACAGTTGCTAAAGTAATTATGGGTACTAACAACGGTAACGGATCTGTTACTACTTGTTCTGCTCAATCATACACTCTATCAGAGAAACCAGTTTATGTAGCACACGGATCTGCTGATAGCGTTTCTATCATGGGTAACTCAAGCAAGATTTTTGGTGTTGATGCTACTGAAACAGTTCAAACTGAAGCAAGAGCCAAAGGTATTGGTCATGCTGGTTGGGTTCGTTACCATACTTACACTGATGCTCAGGGTAATACTCGTAACAAATCTGAAGTTATGGTAGCTGGTGGTTCTATCACTGGTGACCAAGCTGATGATACAACTCTACCAGATGGTACTATCACTATCGGTACTAACCCTGCAAGCGTTGCTTCTGCTGCTACACCATACACTGGTACATTCACTGTTGCCGCAACAGCACTACCAACAGCGTCTCTATCTTACCAGTGGCAAGTTTCTACCAATGGTGGAACTTCGTTCACTAACGTAACTAACGCTGGTGTTTACACTGGTGCAACTACTGCTACATTGACTCTAACTTCTGCTGCTAAAGTAACTTACAACAACTACCAATATCGTTGTAACGTAAGTGCTACTGGATACACAACTGTAACTTCTACAGCTGCGACTCTAGTTTACGCTTAATAAGTAGTTATGTATGATGGGGGAATTGTTCCCCCATTCCTTTGAGAGATATAATGTGGTATGAATGAAAAGTTAAATGAGGCGAATTTTCTAATCTATGCAATGCATCATTATGATAATACGCAGTGTTATAGTTTAGCAGAATTCGAAGATGATTTAAAGAAGTTTTTATATCTTAAGAAATTAATCTCTAGGTATAAAAACAATGGCGATTTGAAAGAAAGACTAATACTCAATCACATAATCGTTCTTTATAATTTGTTTGGTGAAGCAA